TTTTGCAGAGCGACGGCTTCAAGCTCATGTTAAAGCGATTGTTCAATCGCAGATCAACTTGGATGATAATTGCATTTATGACCTTGTGCCTCGGCATGTTCTTAGGCAGTTCTATCACGTAAAAAACGAGATCACTGAATGGGTGGTTGCGAACAATCCCAAGCCAAAGAACTATTCGTTCCTTGTCGAAACTCAGGCCACGATTAATGAGATCGCACAGCAGGACTTGCGAATTGATTGGGATAATCACAATCTTTTGTTCCTTCAAGACCCAAAGGCTAAATCCCTTTACAAACGCTTCGCAAAGGAAAAATCTCGTGTTATTTACAATCTTTTTGGTACAATCACGGGTCGTTTGACCACAACCCAAGAGTCGTTCCCAATCATGAATCTGAAAACAGAACATCGCAAGATTGTGATGCCGCAAAACGATTTATTCATTGAGCTTGACTTCAACGCTGCCGAGATCCGCACTCTGTTGGCTCTTGCCGGAATTGCTCAACCACAGGAAGACATTCATAAGTTCAACATCGAGCAAGTCTTCAAGACTCCAATGTCCCGGGACAATGCAAAGCGTCGATTCTTTGCTTGGCTATATAATCCCGACTCAAAGGACGAGGAACTAAAAAATTATTATAATAAAGAAAAAATACTTGACAAGTATTACAAAAACGGTTATATTAATACTATCTTTGGAAGACAAATAGAATGTGATTCATTTCACTCTCTTAATTACCTTCTTCAGAGCACCTCATCGGATAATTGCATGGATAGAGCAAACAAAATTAGGAAAATGCTGTCTGGTCGCAAGTCAACAATCGCTTTCTGTCTTCACGATTGCGTTGTTCTCGACTTCTCAAACCAAGATGCACACCTATTGCCCAAAATCAAGCAGGTATTCGAGCAAACTCGTCTTGGTAAGTTCAAAATCAACCTAAAAGCAGGTAAAACTTACGGATTATTGGAGGATTTCTCATGGTAGTGATCGGTCTTGGTAAGGCAGGCTGCTCTATAGCCGAAATGTTTAAATCTGACAATAATTACAAGGTTTTGACCTATGACGGAGGAAAGAATGTACCCCTTAATGAATCTTCAGAAGGATACGAAAATGGATTCCCGAACAAAAGAGAACTTAAAAAGATTAAAAACGAAACTGTCTGGTTTTTTGTTTGTGGTGCAGGAAAGATTGCTGGGGCGACTCTACGATTACTTGAACAAATCAAAGAAAACAAAATAAATGTTGTTTATATTGTTCCTGATACTTCAATATTGCCAGATACGGCAAAAAAGAGAAATAGAGTAACCGCTGGAGTCCTTCAGCAATACGCTAGATCTGGTTTGTTTAATGCAATTTATCTTGTTGCTAACAATTCATTAGAGCAAATTGTTGGAGAAGCCCCGTTGGCATCTTATTATTCAAAAATGAATGAGTTGATCTTTAACTGTGTTCACTCAATGAATGTCTTCAATCACACAGACCCTGTCTTCGGACAACTTCATGAGCCAAAGGAAATATCGAGGATCCGAACCTTCTCATTTATCGAGACAAATAAAAATGAAAAAAAATTGTTTTTTCCACTTGACAATATAACCGAAACATGTTATATTAATAATATCAAAAAGAGCGAGATTGAAAATAATTCTTATCTCATCTCTGAGATAAAAAGCAGACTAGACAAAGATATTATTTCTTCGTTTACTGTTTACCAATCCCCATACGAGCATTCTTATGCTTACGGGATTCACTACACACACTATATTCAGGAGGTATAATGAATAATTATGTAGTTTACACTGGTACTTATACAAAGCAAGATGGTACCCAACGTACAATGGAATTTGTCCGCACTGCGGATCTCCCAACTGACCTGTTCGCTGAATTTGAGCGCAATCCAAAACGACAACTGCGTGAAGGCTATGAACTTGTGTATGATGTTCAACGAATGGGATTTCGTGCTTTCAATTGGAACACGGTCCAAGGTGAAGTTCGCTCGGCAGAGCGGTCTGTTAACTTCCAGTAGTGAAGTCCGAGTTCGGGGGATCTCGTGAAAATCCCCCCTGTTTTTTTAAAAAAATACTTGACAAACACGTCAAAATATGCTATAATATATAAGTTGAGAGTGAGATTTAACTCTTAGCGTTAGGGTAGATCCCCACAATGATTAACTAATAAGGAGATAAAATCATGGCTATTGATCTAGAAGCAATGCGAGCAAAACTCGAACAATCTAAAAATGGAGGTAAGAAGAAATCAAGCAACACAAAATGGCGTCCTCAACAAGGCGACCAAACTGTACGAATTCTACCAACTGCGGATGGCGATCCGTTCAAGGAATATTTTTTCCACTACAATGTTGGTAAAAACCCGGGACTTCTTTGTCCCAAAAAGAATCATGGCGGCGAATGTCCAATTTGTGACTTTGCTTCCAAGTTGTGGCGTGAAGGCGTTGACAACAATGATGAAGTAGCGAAGAAAGAAGCTAAACAGCTTTTTGCACGCAATCGTTACTACTCTCCAATCTTGGTCCGAGGTCAAGAAGACGAAGGCGTAAAAGTATGGGCTTATGGTAAGACTGCTTATCAGACTCTGCTTGGATACGTTCTCGATCCTGACTACGGCGATATTACAGACCCAGAAGCAGGCACCGATATTGTCTTGAATTACGATGTTCCCGGAACTCCCGGCTCATTTCCAAAGACAACTCTTAAGCCACGTCGTCGTCCCTCCGTATTGTGTGACGATGCGGTTGCAGACTGCGCTACTCTTCTTGAATCTGTTCCTGACTTCTCGACTCTATTCGACGAGAAGACAACTCAAGAGTTGGAGGTTATTCTGAGCGACTATCTAGCTGGCAGTACGAGTGCCTCCGATGATGATAGTGCTGGAGTTGAAAAGTATAACTCAGGCGGTGATGCTGTCCTAGAAGCTATGCAACGACTTCAGGGTAAATAAACAAGTCCAGTGAGCTAGTTGCTCCCCGCAGGGAAGGCATGGGGTTACAGATGTCTTTCATTCAACTTATTTGAAAATAATGATGTAATTTTATTTTTAGATATTCAACTATGGAGAAGAAATTATGAATGATAATAATATGACAATTACACAATTTATTGAGGACTTTTGTCCGTCCGAGATAAACATTTCGATTTACAACGAAATAACGTGTCAAAACTTACAACCCGGACAAAGAACACAGAGACAATATTGCAGTCCAAGATACCAAAGGCGCTTTGGTGCATGGTCTAGCCCTCAAAAGTGCAAATATATTTCCAATATTTTCAAAGGACGAGTATATACTCCTATTATTCTTGCTCCTATTGCTGACAAAGAAAGAAATTTGGATGACCAGCCACAAACTGTTAAATTTGCTTGCTTGGATGGTCAGCATCGAAGCTGTACTATTGCTAAATTCATCAACAATGAGTTTGGATTTACTGGCAAGATAAACGGTGAGATATTTAACAACACGCAGTTTAACAAATTGCCTCAAGCGCTGCAAAGAAGGTTTCTCTTAAAATGCAAGATTCCAGTGCGAATCGTAGAAGAACGTGGTGTTGATTTGGCCGAAATCTTTATTGATATCAATGACGGCCAGCCATTAAATGAGCAAGAAAAAAGAAATGCTATTAATTCTTATATTGCTCATTGGACCCGAGAACAATCAAATAAATTTGAAGATGTGTTCAAGCAAATATCAGGCGCCAGTAGAGGTAGAATGGATGATTGTGTAGTAATTAGTAGAATAGCCAAGATGGTTACTGAAATGACAAATGAAAGTAACCCAGACACAAGCTGCTCTAGTCTAACCAAGTTTTATAAAGATGGAGTTGGGAATGATGATTATTACAATACTGATTCACTGAGCTATATCAGTAATAATTTCTTTACTTCTTTGAGAACTGTTGCGCGTGCTCACAAAAATCACCATAATTCAAAAATTAAAACACGCTTTTTGTTTGCATATTTGATTGTGCATTGGTCTCTTAATAATGCGATAAAAGAGCATTCTATTAACGATGAAGAGCTTTTTTCTTTCGTTCAGCAAATTGTGACAAAATTAGACTCAGAGTCAAACAAACAATTTGTTGAAGATGAAGAAAACGGCACTATGGAAAGTAAATCTAACTACTTTCACAGTTATACCAACACTGTTTTAGATCCTGCTAGATTCTCTTTATTTAGAGATAAAATTTGTGGCTCTTTTGGCAATAATTATGACCGCTTGGTCTCTACTATAGAATCCATGAGAGAAAAAGCAGCAGCTTAATTTGATTCCCTTGGGCGGAGGGATAAATCCGCCCCACACCCAATAACCATAGGAGGTAAATATGGGAAAATCACAAAGCAACAATAATTCCGGCAATTCAAGTCGGGGACAGGGCAATAGTGGCGGATGGCCGTCAAGAACAGGAAATCCATCTGGCGGGAACAGAAGCAACAACCCGTCTGGTGGCTCTAGACGAAGTTAGATAATCGTCTCCCGCAGGAAGGCACGGGGTAAGAGGTGCCTTTATTTTTATGGAGGCCCCGTATGGGAAGAGTATTAAAAATGGCAAAAGCAGGTAAATTAGATTTGAATTCAATGAAGTCTCTTCTAAACAAGACCACGGGTTTGAACGTAGCCCATAGTCTCGAAGAAGATAATCCAACAGCAGTAAAGGACTGGATCCCAACCGGTTCTCGTTGGCTGGATTCAATTATCTGCAAAGGCAAAATGGCGGGTATTCCCGTCGGAAAGGTTACTGAGATTGCTGGCCTCTCGGCATCTGGTAAATCTTTCATGGCAACTCAAATTGCTGCCAATGCTCAGAAGAAAGGTATGCAAGTTGTATACTTTGATGCTGAGTCGGCAATTGACCCTGAATTTCTCACAAGAGCAGGTGTTGATATTGGCGAGTTGCTTTACGTTCAGGCAGTTTCTGTTGAGAAGACTCTCAAGCAGATCGAGACCCTAATGACAAATTATCCTGACACTCAGTTTTTGTTTATCTGGGACTCAATCGCTGCCACAGCCTCGGAGAAGGATATCGAAGGTGATTTCAATCCACAATCGTCTATGGCCGTTAAGCCTCGTATCTTTGCTAAGGCATTTCCAAAGTTGACGATTCCGCTCGCGGATTCACAATCAACGATGGTTCTCATTAACCAGCTTAAAACCAACATTACTTCTAATGTTGCGGAAGCAATGACGACTCCGTTTATTGCTCCCGGTGGTAAAGCTATCGAGTACTTCTGTTCTCTTCGTATTTGGCTTACAAAGCGAAAAGCAAAGGCTTCCTTTGTTGAGAACGAAAAGGGTGTTCGAATTGGTTCCGAGACCAAGGTTAAAGTTGAAAAATCTCGGTTTGGCTCTTTCGGTCGAACTTGTACCTTCAAAATCTTGTGGGGAGATGATGTTGGTATTCAGGACGAAGAGTCATGGCTTGAAGCGATTAAATTATCTGGCACTGAGCGTTTGAAGCGAGGTGGGTCGTGGTATACGATTGTCGGTGCGGATGGAAAAGAATTTAAGTTTCAAGCATCCAAGTGGATTGAGCAGTTACAGAACGATGAGTTCCGTGCTGCGGTGTATGACATCATGGACAAAGAGATCATTGAGAAATATGAGAACGATGGAAGTGATATCGACATAGGTGAATGAATTTTTCATTTTATGTTTCTCCTTTGGCCGTCCCCTTCGGGGGGCGGTTTTTTGTTTAAGGAGTATTGAACATCAAAGAACTACTTACATAAGGAGTTATTATGGCAAAAACGCTATGGCCAATGGGGACGATCGTTTGCTTCGATGGATTCGAAGAGATGCCCTACCGACTCCTTGATCGAGTAACCGAGGGACACACTAAGTACATACCTGTTCTGGACATTGAGTCTATGGAAATTGAATGGACAAAATTAGATGAACTGAAATATTTAGATAAGCCCGAAACTTATAAGGAGTATTATTATGCAGTCCGCAGAAAAAATTCAAAAGCAATACGAAGATCTAAAGGAACTACTTTTATCTATCGAAGTGGATCTCTTG